ATTGTAATATATTCGTGATGATTAAGTAATATCATCCTGCTATCATATAACCATCAAATCAAACAGACAAATAGGAGGTTAGAGAATGTACAGACTACCAAAATCATATATCGAACGCTTTAAATCTGGAGAATTAATCATATCCGGAACAAAATATATCTATGTCAGATTCAGTGACAATACAATCCGCCGATGCAGACGGATGTATCTGGATACTGATTCGTATCTTGATTCTGATAAATGGACTGTAGTATATTTATTAAAGGAGGATAAAAAATGATTTTTATGTTAGTTACATTAGTTCCTTGTTTATTAGTCGGATTCGGTATTGGAGCAGGATTCGGATATAAATTAGGCGAGCAGGACGAAAAAGAACGTTTGAAAAAGGAAGTATGATAGATATGAAGAATGATGACTTACAAAAATTCAACCCTTATCTGAGCAGCAAATCAGACAAGGAACTCTATGCGATCCGCAAAAAGCTTGCCAAACGCATCAATCAGCGTATGAGACGGCTTGAATCAGCTGGGATTGACTATGGTGCAATTAAAATTTATAAACAAGACGTAGCAAGATATTATCCTGGAAATAAGGGATTTAAAGAGTCACTAGGAAAAACAAAGGGGTTATCTGTAAAACATGAAATAAGTCTGTTACAGAATCTGCTTAATTTACCTACTTCGACCTTGCCAGGAATTAAGAAAATACGTAAAAAGGCAATGGGAACGTTTGAAGCTAGATACAATGTCAAATTTAAAAATGTTCAACAATATGAAGACTTTATTGCGTCCTCAACATGGAAAAAATTAGAGGAATTATACGGGTCAGGAACAGCATTGGACATCATAGCAAAATCACAGAAAACACTATCGGAAATACAAAAAGATGTAGAAGATTTTATAGCGAAAACAGACCGATACACATCCTCAGATATTGCCAAACAACTAGGGTTTAAATCTCTGCCGGATGCATTAAAGCAGGCAAAATCAAACAGAAAGTAGGTTACGCATGGAAATAGCAGGTTATCAAGTTATCGATTTCTATAAATTTAATTATATGAGCCTGCTAAATTATAAATTTGACAGAGTCAGCAATGCAGGCCGGCCCCGATACGTATACGATCGTGTCATCACGGTAGACACCGAAACTTCTGTATATGATGGTATTCCATATATCACAGACTGGACAATCTGTATTGAAGATATCGTCTGTCTGTACGGTCATCACGCTCGTGATTTAATCAATACAATTGATAAGATCGTATACTACCTGCATTCAGACGATACCCATACAGTTAGATTCTACATTCATAACTTCCCATACGACTACACGTTTATGAAAGCATTCATGTTTGAAAAATGGTCTGAACCGAAAAATGTCCTGGCTGTAAAATCACATCGCTATATCACTATGAGCTGGGCAAACGGTATTGAGTTCCGGGATAGCTATATACTGGTTAATCGCTCTCTGGAAAAACTCTGTGAAGATGTTGATACCGGTGTAGAAAAGGCAGTAGGCTATTGGGATTATAAGAAAGTTAGAACACCGGACAGTCCCCGTACTTACAAAGAATGCGTGTATGCAGCTACTGATACGATCGCACAGTGTATCGCGCTGCGCAAGTACATGACAGATAGGGGATACACGGTTGCTAACTGCCCATTGACTAATACCGGTTTTATCCGAAATAAAGCCCGTAGATATGCGTCAAGATGGAAAAAATCAGGTCATAAATGGTACCAGTATTTTCAAAAGCAGAAACTGACGGTAGAACAATACAGACAGCTGGAGCAGTGCTATCATGGCGGATATGTACACGCAAACAGGTACTACGTTGGGCGAGAGATTTCATCAGCAATGTTTGGTTGGACAGGAAAATCAAAAGATTTTACCAGTTCTTATCCTGCCGTCCTCTGCTACGAAAAATACCCAATGACGAAATTTGAATATGCTGATTTTACTTTGGATGATATTCTCGAATTGAAAGACGAGTATGCTTTTTCTGGTTACATCCGTCTTGTTAATCTCCATTTGAAAAAAGACGAACCAATGCCTCCATTGTCATATCACAAAGCTGTATCAGCACTCGAAGCAGTTTGCGACAATGGCAGAATACTCGATGCAGACCTTGTGATCTATCCATTTACCGATCCAGATCTGGATGACATCTTAAGATGCTATGATTATGATTATGCTGATGTGGCAAAAGTCATGTACGCAAAAAAAGAATATCTGCCAGCATGGATTACAGACCTTATCATGGAACTCTACACGCATAAGTGTACGCTCAAAAATATAGATCCTGTACTGTACATGATATCGAAAAATGAGTTAAATGGCATCTATGGAATGTGTGTACAGAAAATTATCCGGGAAGTGCTGGAAGAAGATTATACTACCGGAGAATGGACGAAGAATACAGGCAAAACGGACGAGGAATGGATTGAAAAATTTTACAAGTCATGGAAAAGCTTTTTACCTTATCAGTGGGGTGTCTGGGTAACTGCATATGCACAACGTAATCTATTTAAGTTAGGGAGATGCTGTGAAATCTGGTTATATTCTGATACAGACTCTGTAAAAGGTTATAAATGGAATGAGCAGAAGCTTAGAGAATATAACGAGAATATCAGGAAGAAATCAGAAGAAAGAGGTCTGGGAAGAGTAGATTATAAAGGAAAAACATATATCTTGGGAATTGCAGATGATGACGGAGAATTCATTGAATTTAAAACCATGGGCTCCAAACGGTACGCCTACCGGGATATTGACGGAGACTTGCATCTGACGGTAGCTGGTGTACCGAAAAAGGAAGGTTTACAGTGTCTGCATGGAACATTACGGGAATTTAAGAAGGGAAAGATTTTCCGGAATGAAGGCTTTGCAAAATGGAAAATGCGCCCGGAATACATTAATAATGAGAAGATCAAAATCTTACACCTCATGGGGTCTGATATTGAGTATAGTTCTGGAATCATCTTGCATGAGGCAGAATATGAGTTAGATCATACGGTACCTTATGATAAGGAAACAGGAATTCCGTGTGAGTTCGAAATCAGCCAATACAGCGATTAATAGAAAGGAATGATAAAATAATGCAATGGGTTTCAAAAAACACGTATTTGACGCAATCAGAGATGGAAAATAATGCACAGATCATCTATGGGATTTTTAATTCCATTGGTTACAATTTTAGCACCATCTGTGCGATCCTGGGGAACATGCAACAGGAAAGTACATTATCTCCTATTTTTGCAGAACGAGGTGGGCGCGGATACGGACTTTTGCAATGGACACCTAAGTCTGACTTGACAGATGCATGTAGTAAACTGGGATTATCGCCATATACAGACGGTACCGTGCAATGTCATTGTCTTGACGGAGAGTTATTTAAGCTGGGAGGTCAATGGTATTCTACGCAGGCATTTATTAACAATTATAAGCGATCAGGAGCATCAGACGATATGGTTGGACTTACCCCGGAGCAGTTTAAAACAAATGCAAAGAATAAGGGTGTCAACTGGCTGACTACAGCTTTCATGGCATGCTATGAGCGTCCTAACCTGGATCCAAACACGAACTATATTGCGAAACGTAGAACATATGCAAATAACTGGTATCAATTCTTATCAGGAATAACGCCACCTCCAGAACCACCAACACCCGGAGGTGGTGGAGAAGTCTGGAAAAAGATCTGGTTTCTGTATGCGGGGACGGATGATTTCCGAAAAGGACGATAAAAAAGATCAATATGAATGTTAAATATTATCATTCTAAATAGGAAGGAGACGTGATAAAATGTTATTAGCAGCTACAAATATGTATGCAATACCGATATGGTTATTAGGATGTTTTATTTTTGCATTATTAATCATTGGTATTGTCAAATTTTTAAGAAGGAGAAAATAATGCAAAAGTGGAGACTTATTTTCGATGTAACTTGGGAAGACGGAAAACCACCCAAGCGCCAGATCTTCGAAGCAAGGGAAGAGTTACAGTTTGTCTTACAATTAGCGCAGACGCTGGATGCATGTAAAACAGTAAAACTTATAAGAATGGAAAGAGAGGACTAAGAAATGAGATTTAAAGACGTAGTAAAAGTAGTAAAGGTGGAAACAAAAGAGTACGGAAGAGGCAGAAACAAAGGAGAATTTCAGTCCGTAACCTGTGAGGGAACATTCTGGTCAGGTAAAGCGACCATTTTCCCGGAAGAAGACAGTCAGTACATGGAAAAAGGAGATTATGAGTTTGAATTTTACTTAAGAGTTTCTGAAAGTGATGGAAAATATTACATCAACCCAGTGATCATTCCAGAATCAGTAAAGGAGAAATAAATGAACATCTATCAACCTGATGGATGGCTGGATATTGGCAGGTTGAATTCACTACCTGCCAATTTCTATATCATCATCGGAAGCAGGCAGGTAGGAAAGACATATTCCTGCTTTCAGCATATCATGGATACGTATGTGAAAAATGATATTCCATTTATTTTTATGCGACGAACAGGACCTGAATTACTAGGATGTCTGTCCGACAATCCATTTGACAAGGGCTATAATCCAGATCATGGGACAGCATATAAGTTTGATAAGATTAAAGGAATACGGCCGGACAGCCGTTTGAATATCGTTGATGGATTGAATGATGATAAGATCATTGGTTCAGCATTTAGTCTGTCTGGTCTTGTATCAAATCGAGGTTTTAATGGAGATCCTTACCAGTGTATCATGTACGATGAGTTTATCCCGGAGAAAATCAAGAAAAGGATGAACGGAGAAAAAGAAGCGTTTGAAAACGCGTACATGACAATTAATTCTGTCCGAGAGCTTAAGGGAAGACCAGCAGTCAAAGCATGGTTGTTATCCAATAGTAACAGTATCGAGAGTCCGATTCTGGAAGCGTTTGGACTGGTAAATACGATAACCAGAATGCAGAACCGGGGGCAGGAATTCTGTTTTCTCCCTGATCAAAAGATCTGTGTAGTGAATGTAGCAGAATCAAAGATTTCTGAGCAGTTAGCTCAGACGGCTCTATTTAAAGCAGTGCAAGATCAACAGTTCCGAGGAATGGCATTGCATAATACCTTTGCATATGATGATTTTAGCTGTATTGGAACAGAGCCGATCAATGAATATCGGTTACTTGTAACGATTGGTAGTATTAACATATATGAGCATAAGGCGCATGATCTGTATTATGTCACACTGCACAGAAGAGGAACAGGAAAATCTTTTCCGGATAATCTGTCTGGCAGACATCGGTTTTTGCAGAATTACATCTGGTTACAAGATAAGGTTATGGCAGAACGTGTCACGTTTGAAAATTATGAATTAAAATTAAAATTGTTTGAATATCTCAAAATAAAAGGCTAGGAAAATTTCCTAGCCTTAATATTTTTCTTCTGGTATTAACCAAAAACAGTATCACTTTTAATTGTGAATGGTTCCGTAACGATACCGTTTACATTGAAAGTATCATATCCTGTACCGTTTGCCGAGCGGATTGCTATCCATAGACTGCCATTGTAAACTCTTAACGTACACGGAACTGTTTTATAGGATCCATCAGCTGATGTCAGAATTGCTGTTGTTGGTAAGTCAAACTGGAATCCTCCCAGTACAAAGGACGTTTTGAACGAAAAAAGTTCATAAAAAGTGCCTTCCCCCTTCATTGTAAAATCGGAAGTGCGGTTCATCGAAAATGATCCATAAAAAGCGCAGGTGTCATTATACTGAGAAGTTTCAATGATCGTAGAACCTGTGAATCCATTTTTAAAGGTTACATTTGTAATTCTAACTCCTGCATGGATAACCGAAGCGTATCCATTTAAGATTGCATTACTGATCGCTTTTGCAATGCTTTCTTCCCCCCATGTGTTCGGATGGATCTCATCACTGCCAAACATGGAAGTAGCATGCAGTGCATTTTCTACACCACTTAAATAGGTAATGCCGTTGTATTGGCATCCGGAACAGTAAGAGGCACGAGGAGATATCAGACCAATTCTTAAATCCATTTTCATTGAGTTACCAATAAACCCCACAAAGATCTGTGCATTTGGATATAAGGCATTAGCAGTCTTTTTAAAATTGAAAATGGCATTGATCAGGTCTGTTTCGTTTTTATTTATGTCATTAAAACCACCGCAAACGATAATATTTCTTACCTCTTCATTCTTAAAATGATTGCTGGTCTGATTGAGCAGTGTTGTAAAGGTCGTACCGTTCACAAATCCTGCACCTCCAAGACTGTTTGAGAAAAAGTTATCATCAGTTAAGCCAAGATAACTTTTAATCAGGACAGGCCATCCAGTTACGTTACCATCCGGATTGTAGCCTTCTCCGTAGCTATCGCCAATACAGATTGTTTTTCCGTTAAAATCAAAGGTACGTCTTGATCTGTCTGTATATTTAGATGCAGTAGCAAGACCGTCTGCCACAGCTTTTGAAACAATCCTGCCAAGCTCTCCGGAAGTTATAAACTTTTTTACTGTATCGTCAACAATCTTCTGTGCTGTTCCTTTGATATCAGTCCATTCTTTTGTTACGATATCAACTGCCTCAACTGCTTTTTTCACATTTTCAATGATCCAATCAAGGTTTAAGTCTGACATCTGACTGGATGGATAATTTCTAAAATTAGACATGTCTACCACTCTCCTATCAATCCTCAATACAAACTATGGCATACTCAATTGCACAGGTGTGTTCAATCCTGCATCCTCTTGCTTCTTTCCATCCAGGCGCAAAATAAGCAACGTCTGCATCTGACAGAAGTTCCAGCGCTTTTCCAAGAAACCACAGAGGTTTAGCGTTGACTGGTGCTTTTTCAAAGAACGAATCGATCACTTCTACTGGTTCTCCTACAATCTCTTCCGCCATCTGAATTGCTCTGGTACGTTCTGCCTTGATCTCATTATCTGTTTTGCCTCGCATAGGCTGGCTGATAAATAATTTTTTCATTTTCTATCTCCTTTCCTCTTACCATTCGCCTCTTAATAAGTCTTGCATGAATAAACTAGCAGCATATCCATAAAAGGATTGCTTCCTTAATTTTAACTCTGATTCAATCATCTGCTGACTGGTCGTTACGCCGATGTTACCATGGATCCTGCCATCATGCGTCGTAGTTCCGGATTCCCGGCTGCTGCTACTATAGTTGTTCTTTCCGTTTGATGTGTTGGAACTATCCGACCGTGTTCTGTCCTGCGCCTGATAATCACTAGAATTATAAGCTGATACATCGCCATATGCATTGGAATTTTCATTCCCTGTCATGGTTGATTCATTATTTCCTGATTCACTACGTGTAATGTCCGGGGTGTCTGTCCAGTGTTCCTGCCTGTCATAGTTCTCAATCGGATTATAATCAGCGTTAAGTGCATTCCATGTCTGTCGTAAGCTTTCCTGCCACTTATCACACCAAGCCGGGATCGCAGAGTCACGCATGAAATAAAAGTCCGGATACACGACTCCCAGCATTCCATAATCAAGGAGCAGCGTATTTGTAAATGTTGTCTTATCAATACCATCCGGAAGTCTTAAATTATTGAATAAGGTATCATCATACTTTAACAAACCGATCAGCGTCAATCTACTCGTCATATGGAATCATCCTCTCTTCCTGTTCAAACTTTCGCCTCTTAATTTTAAGATTAAGGTCTGAAAAAAGCGCGTTAGCTTCTTTTGCATCTTTCTGCATGGTATCAATCCATGTTGTCAGCCGGGTTACGGACTCGATGTTATTGACGTTTACTTCTGCAACATTCATCCGCTCTTTCTTTTCTGTATTGGCAGACGGAATACCAACTTCTGTATCAAATTCATCAAGAATACGTTCAAAAGCAAGCAGTAGCTTGTCAGCAATAAAGTTCTTTGATACGTCCTGATTAAACTGTGTCCAAGGCTCTTCCGGATCTGTTTCTGACCGCTTCCAACTTTCCGGATTAACTGCTACTGCGGGCTCTCCCCTGCTGATCTTATCAAACACGACTTTTAAGGTATCTGCACCGCCTTTTGTCCGGGATGCAAGAATGAAAGCTACTTTTGAGTTAAACAAACTCATATCCATTGCTTCTGCTGTCATTGCCAGCTTGTACGCGTAGTAACTAATGATGTCAAAACATCCGCAGTAATCGGGTCGCATATGGATCAATGCGCAGTCTTTTCCGATCCGGTATTCTGACGTGTTTAAGATAAGCGGATTGGTATAGGTAGCATAGGCTGGGCGATAATAGATATCTATACCAGTAAGCGTCGGATACTGCGCAATCGTACCAAACTTATCATTTTTAAACACGCCGAAGTATCCGCCTGCGATCAAGCAAAATTTGATAAATGGAATATCAATGCTTTCCTTGCATGTAATGTCAATGACAGAATAAAGACGCTCATATAGCATTTCTTCGAAGAAACCAGTAAGCTGTGAATTTTTCACAACGATTGACGGACTTACCCGGTTCATTCTGACATTGATGCTTTCATAATTTAATGGTAGCACTTTCTCACTTCCTTCCTATTCGATGTAACAGCCAGAATTTAAGTAATTGTCGACGCGTTCGATCTCCGGCTGGTAAGCATTTAAAATATAGACACTTGCATCACTACACTGTACATATCCGACGATTGTAGAAAGTTTCATTGGCTTATGTGTATAGTAGCCAGAAGACGCATAGTTTACACCCTGCGGAGATCTTGCATGGCAGTAAAGTCTTGGTATCGAATACTGCCGAAGCAGTGCGACAGATCCCGTACTTCCAAGTGTATTGACCTCCGGCTGGAATCCGGAGAATAATCCTCCTCCACTTCCTTTTAAAACAGATCCAACTGTATTCATGATCCCTGTCGTTACTCCACCCATCTGTCCGATCTGGTAGGGGACACCGAACTGACATGATAATGATTGGATGATCTCTGCTCCATTTTTAATCTGACAAAGTGCTGTCCCAGTCGTCATATCAACGGTGTACTGGATATCCAGCACGTTATTCGTCAATGTATGCATACTAAATGGGATTGTACCTATCGCCGGAAGAGCTAACCAGTACTGGGAGAAATTGGAATCAAAGTATCCAAAAGCATTGGTATCATAGATCGGGTTTGATGGATTAATCTTAAAGTACATGTCAATAGTATCATTCGGTGCCACCTTTTTCGCTGTGATACCAGAAGCTGTCCAGAATCCTAATTTGATCGTAGTGACAGCTGTTCCGGAATATTTTGCATAGGAGAGCGGTATCCAGATAACTGAAGTAATGTACTTAAATGGATTAAACACTGATTTTACAGCTTCATCTTGCAATACATCTGTAAAGTTACCAGCATTACAAGTATAATTAAGCAATTCCTGTAACGATGCATAATCCATCATATAATTGACAAGACCATCTGCATTGGTCACGCGGACTAAAAAGGATCCTGTATCACTCCACCAGTCACTTTTCTGAGCTGATGATACCGCTGTACTCCAGTCATAGGTTGGATAGATTAACGGGTCTGTCAGCGTCCACTTCTCCGGAACTTTTCCACATCGCTCAATAGTGAATGTCTGTGCAATGATAGATGACTTAAAAGATGCCAGAACGTCAACATCAAGATCTATCTGACAAGTAGTGTTGTTTATTGCCGTCACATTCTTTACAAAATAATAACGTCTAAAATCCGGGATATATGCATAATTCACTTTTGTCCAGCTATCCAATCTTGTGATAATGATAGATGGATTCATGATTGATGTATTTTCTTTTAATTTACAATCAATGGAAGCCACCGGTTTGCTCGGTGGCTGTTTGCTACTATTTACTCTTTTTGATACTGAATAAAGATTAACTTCCATAAGTTTCTCCTTTAAAGAACATATGGCTTACCACATGCATACGTACAGATCCAGCCGGACGGTGTACGCATCCAGGTAGTTCCATTGACGTTCTTGAGCGCTTTACATGTAACCCGTGTGCCTTTGGAATATTTTTTCAAGACTTCGCCGTTCGGCGCATAAGAGCGGACACGTAATCCATCTACCTGCACGGTGTATACTTTTCCTACGGTAAACTCGGAAGAACTAGATCCTACTCCTGCATATCTTAAATGATACGTCCAACCATAGGACGGTGTATAAAAGTCACGGACACGGATTTCACGGCCGGATGAATCTCCTTTTTTATGATCGAAGTCTCCGGATGCAGTAACAACTTTATAGTCTGTAACCGCAATGACAACGTGCTTACCTGGGGTCAGATAGATGTCTCCGGCTTTGCATCTACCGGATACTTTCTGCCATCCTCTCTTTGTAAGCTGACTGTACAAGTTACGCGTTGTACTTCCTGGATTCACATCACAGCCACCTGCTCGGAGACAGTAAGAAGTCAATGAAGAACAGTCAAAGTCGGGGTTACCACCCCGGCGTGCCTGCGAGTAGCCGTGACTGTTATCGTTTGCAATTGCAATTGCAGTATTGATCATATTAGTTAAGTTCATCTTTTTTAACCTCCAGATGCTCCAGAATCTTTTCCATGACAATGGTATTGTTCTGTACGGCGTTGCTAAGTTTATCAACTTCCTCTTTGTGCGTCTGATCTGATTTCCAATACATGTAGAGGACGATCAGACAACATACGATCGGAAAGCCAAGTGAACTGATTGCTGTTAAAATTGCTTGTTCCATGTTAATTCCCCCATTCTTCAACTAATACAGAATATACTGCATTTGAATCGGCTGCATTGTAAAAATAAAAATATTTAATCGTCGATGGGAATTCAATCTCAATACAACTTGCTCCTATATTTCGCCCTAAAAACATAAGATCAGTATTTTTTTCAAGTGAAATTTGAACTTCATTTCCATTAGTCCCAATCAATACTTTTTTAAAAGGAAATGGAGCTTCAAATTTTGCGTATTCTGTTGGAGGTGCCAGTATACGTTTTATATAGTTCATAATCAAGCTCCCTCCCCCATCACAAATACTACACCGTTGTGCGTGTAGTTGTTCCAGTAATTTTTACGATAATGAACATATGTGTTGTAGTAATCGCCTGCTGCATTTACCGGGGTTGTGATAGTCTTTGTAAACTGGTAGTTTACACCGACTGCACGACGGTCGAAGATACAGCCTAATACGTACGGAAGTTCTACATTGGTAGCTGCATCTTTGGATGCACCTGTTTCAAGATCTAAGATGTTTGGTTTGATCTTGATCTGCTCTGGGTTTTTGATTGACTGCCAGTAATTTACAAACTCAACATCTTCAATCTTAAGATACTTCTCATTAAATACTGATGACAATACACTTGTCTGTGCCTGTTTCCAAAAGCTATTGAGCATGATGAACTTCTGATATTCTTTCGGTGTAAACCGTAGGATATCCTCGCCTTTAAAGTTTGCATGGTACAGGGTAGAACGCTCTGTCATGCAATCAGACAGGTTCTGAACATATGCCACGAACCACGGCACAAAGTCTTTTGCATGGGTTGTTCTAAGCTGTAAACCAGTATAGGAAGTTCCATGCTCTTCATTATATACCGCTGTCAGGTCTACCTCATATAATCCCATTGCTGATATGCCAGCAATGTAGTTGCAAATTGCAAGCCGTCTACCCGCTTCCATTGCCTGCTCGATGTCATTTCGGAATTCAGTCATGACAGATGTGTAGAAGCGGGAAAACTCCTCAGCGGAACGAAATGCCTGGGATAACTGATCATCTAGGCGTGTAATATGGTTCTGTTCTTTTTTCGTTCCGTAAAACTTGAGCTGTACAACTTTCGGCTTTTTAATCTTGTACATGTCGATTGATTTACCATTGTCAAACTGGTCAGTAATCAGATCTGTATTGGTATCTTCTGATGCTTCTTCGTCCTGGTGTAACGGTACTGTCTCAAGAGTAATTGCACCCCAGCGTTCAGCTGTTTCATCAATGATTTTTACTTTTCCGATGTATGGCGTATTCGGAAAATAATTATTCATAAAAGTAACCGCCATAGCGTTCATGATGTTTTCCGTACCGGAGCGGAGCATCTTTTCTCCGACGGACACAAAACTGGTTGCATCAATAACAGCGATTTCTTTTTTTCCAAACATTTGTGAGTTCATGTCGTTGACGATCTTATATACGTCAACTGGTGTGAGTGAATTCATTCTTTAAACCTCCTTAATTAAATTTAAAATAACGTCATTGACGTCATTTTCTTTTGGTGTTGGTGCTGTAGCAGATACAGTGTTATTTGTCTGGATTGCCTTTGTAAGTTCATCCAGACGGTTTATAATTTCTGACAATTCACTGTCTGGATCTGTTGGTGCAGAGGCCGGTGCTGGTGCAGATGCTGGTGCAGGTGCTGGTGCAGAAGCCGGTGCTGGTGCAGATGCTGGTGCAGGTGCAGATGCTGGTGCAGGTGCAGATGCTGGTGCAGGTTTTGCAAAACCCTCAATCATCTCGGCTGTGAAGCCTGCATTGACAAGAGTTAAGATATCTTTAATATCCATGTTATCATCTCCTTTTATAAATATAGTTATATAATAAAATTGAAACCTATAAAAATAGGTAGGGGTTATGGGTAGCCATCCCATGCGCTCCGCTTCTGGCGGTTGGC